ATTGTAGGTTGAGCTAAATCCTAAACCTGTGTTTGCAGGCACGGAGAAGATCCAGTCCGAACTCGCACTATAATCTAACAACGAAATGCGAGAACTAAGAGGAAACTACTTAGTCGCCACTATTTATAGTGGTCAAATCTACTTAATTTGTAGATAGTAACAGAATGAATAATTACGCTGTCTCGTCAGGTGATTTAGGCGAAGGCTTGAAGAACTCAGCCGCATCTATGGCTGTTGCGGGCAATAGCCTTGATGAAACCATTGCGTTGCTGACCGCAATGACCGAAGTTACACAGAGTGCAGATGAATCAGGCAATGCACTTAAAGTGCTTGCCATGAGATTAAGAGGTATGTCGGTGGAGCTTAAAAAGGCTGGAGAAGATACGGAAGGAATGTGTACAACAACTTCTGAGCTTCAAGACAAAATCAAAGCTTTAACAAAAACTTCTTCGTCTTCAGGCGTGGATATTATGGACAATGGTTCATTCCGTAGCACCTATGATATTCTTAAAGATATAGCTCTCGTATGGGATGAATTGGCTGATAAAAATAAAGCGTCGTTACTTGAACTTATTGCCGGTAAGAATAGGTCTAACTACGCTTCTGCTGTAATTCAAAACATTGGTACGGCAATTAATTCATTAGATACATCCAAGCACTCAAATGGTTCTGCATTAAAGGAACACGAAAAGTACATAGATAGTATCGAAGGTAAAGTAAAACAATTTCAGGCACAGTGGCAGGAATTATCAACAACAACATTATCAAGTGATATTGTTAAAGGCGTAGTTGATACTGGTTCTGGATTGTTAGGATTTTTAACACAAGCTAATGAATTGCTCTCTCATCTTGGAGCAAACATTGGTACTCTTTCCATATCTGGCGTTTTGTCTGGATTAATGGGAAGCGACAAGGGTGAACCCAAATTGACGGGTTTTAGGAGTATGCCTATCTATTTTGAGAAAGTAGCGTAATCGTGCTATAATCAAGAAATGGTGATGTATGTCGTTAAATGAGAGGTTAAACTGCAAACGGAATGATAGCCGTTCTGGGAAATGGTGATGAACAATATGCCATATGGAGACGAAAGTCAGAAACAAGTTATTGTTCGGCGCATGTCAAAAGCTAACCGCCGTAATAAGCCATAATCAGCATCCAGCCGCATAAGCGGAGGTTCAGAGACTATAAGCCTCTTGAGGTAGTTTCAACGATATGAAATGACCTTAAATTGTATAGTCCAAATCGACACTGAGACAACAGTGACTATCATATAAAAGAAAAGTTTTATAAACAAACAAAAAGAGCAGTATTATAAAACACTGCTCAAATTATTAATTAGAAGGTGGCTTTGCAATCATTACATTGATAGTTCTTGCCTATCTTGTTGCTTGCTAAGCCGAGTGTGAGAGATGAAGCTACTCTACTACTTGTTGAAATTTTAGTAGTACGCAGAGAACCGCAGTACGGACATTTAACAGTTGGTCGAGAGGCTTGTTCGTCAAGTCTCTGCTTTAAGCACAAATCCCACTGCTTATTGTTTTGTAGGTGTTCTTCGAATAGATTGTTGTCATATTCAGGACAATCTTTAAAGAGTTTTTCATACCAATAACGGTAATCAAATTCATAAACACCCATTGACATATCTTCTTGTCTTTTTTGGGAATGTTCTCGAAGCATTTGGTCTGACACTTCAAAAAACAACTTACGAGGTCTTTTAAGAAAACCTACCCAAGAACACTGGCATGTTTTGTCAGATGTAGGTGCTGGAAAATAGATTAGCCCACACACTGGGCATACTGATAATTCATACATATAAAAACCTTCTTTTTAATATAGGTCTAAAGATAAGATACTCCAAACTTATTTAGACGAGAATCAAAATAAACATATTGGATGGTTTACTACTGCCAATAAAAAAAGGGTGCAGCAGGAGACTGAAACAGCTACTGACAAATATAAAGAATATAAAGCCTACGCCGAAAGCTTAGATGACAAGGTTTTAAGAAATAAAGTAACTGCCAATGAAGCAGATATACTCAAGCAGTCAAAATTTGCAGAAGCTACTAAAGATTTAAACCAAGAATTATTAAAAGGCATAAAATACAACACAGATTATGCCGAATCAGAGAATCTCTTAAGTAAAAACGCTCAATCAATGTCTGGTGCCTTTTCAGGCATTAAAGGCAAGCTATCTTCATTAGGCTCTTCGTTAAAGAATATTGCCGCAGGTATTGGTAATATGGTTATGATACAAATTGCAATGAGTGCAATTTCTTGGGCTTTTGGAGAACTTGATAACTATACCCACAGAGCTGAAAATAACCTATCAGACCTTGAAAAGATCGCAACAGAGATTAACGACAAAAAAGACGCCTATACATCTCATTCAACATCTGTAAACAAAATCAAAAATGAATATTACGAATTAGCTGATGGTGTTAATTCTTATGGAGAAAATATCTCTTTAACCTCTACTCAGTATGAGAGATATATTGAACTTTCTAATGAGATTGCACAGATGTATCCAAACTTGGTAAAAGGTTACTCAGCCCAGAATGACGCTATCTTAGAGTGTAAAAATAATGTTGAAGCTCTTAATAAGGCAATGGCTGATGAAAAGAATGCTTATTACGAAACTATCGTGTCTAAAGAGCAGGATAGTTTTGGCAAAGCGTTAGAAAACATCTGGACTAATCAAGGTAGGTGGGGTGCAGATGATGAAACTTACATTACCCAAATTAAAGCACTCGACCAATTTGTGCGGAACCTTAATAAAAAAAAAGATACTCAATTGACTCCTGCTTTAAGTAAAGCGTTAAAAGGTGCCGGTGTTGAAGATCTTGTTAAGACTGGTGGCGGTACAGAGTATGGTATGTCTTATCTTTATAATGAGATAAACGAAAAAGACTTATCTACCATAATATCGGCGGTCAAAAACCAGCAATCCGTTTTAAAGCGTCAAATTAACGATTTGGTAAACAATAGTTTTAAGCCTGTACTTGATGCGTATATTCACTATACTAATGAGCAGTTTAGCACATTGGACAGTAAAAGTCAAGCTCTTATTGAACAATATATAAATAGTGCTACATGGGATAACTTCTATAGTAAGATTATTGATCCTGAAGCCAGTACAGCGGATAATTTAGAGACAGTTAAACAAACCGTATCTGGTATAATTAAAGCGTTTAATAATCCAGAATTAGCTGACACATTAAGCAGTGTGCAGTCTAAAATAGACGATATTAAGAATGGCAAGATTGATGTATCAAATTATCAAGATTTGAGTAATCAGATCAAAAAAGTATTATCAAGCGTTGACGGTATAGACACAGTTACCAAAGCATTGTTTGTAAAACTTTTGTTTTCAGATGTTGAGGTCGCTGATAATGTAAACATAGATGACGCAATAGCTAATCTTGTCAACCGTGCAACGAAACAAACCCATAATACTAAATCTGCTACTAAAAATGCACCAACGATTAATGGTATTATACCTGTTACAATACCAGTTGAACTGGGCGGAGTTGATACGAATAGTTTTGTGCACAGCATCAAGGAACAGTTTGCTGATGGTACTGGTTTGGAAGAGATACAACAGGAAGCAGCGAACTTGGGTGTTAATCCTTTACAAACAGTATTTGGCAATATTGACACCAACAATCGTGAAGTTTTAGAATGGACAGATTCTAATTTAGAAAAGTACAAAACTGCGATAGAATCTTGGGGTTCTACTGTAGAAGACATGAAGGGCACAATTTCTACTGTATTTGCTGGATCAGATACCTTTGATGGTGTGGAAATTGCTTTTTCTCCAATGCTACAAACGCCTGACGGAGCAGTGCTGTTAGATGCGGACACCGTGTACGAATACATTTGGAGTCTTATTGACGAAGCTGGCGAGGGATGGACTAACGAAGATTTATTAAAATTAGACACTAAAGGCATCGAGATTGATGGTGTTAAGATAAAAAACCTTATTGCTGATATTGGTGACACAGCAGATCATACTGCAAAAACTATGCACTATTTGGGCACAAACGGAGCTATATCTCTTGCTCAAAAAGAAATTCAAGGATTTAATGAGTGGATAGATGGATTGTCAGATGACGATAAACAAATAGTTTATCAGATTTCTTGCGATACCGACACGGCAGACTTTACATTATCAGAATGGCAAGACAAAGTAAAAGAATACACCCAAAAAAATACAGATCTGATAGATAAAGTATCCAAAGAAGAAAAAGACAAAACCAAAGAGTATTTGCAAAGTCTGGATTTTAATACGATTTCTAAGTTGTATAACAAAAAAGATAATATTAGTTCTTTAGAAGATATTAAAAAAGCTGTTAAAGACATAAAAAAAGAAGCAGAAGATAAAGTTACTTTTAAAGTATCTACAGAAGACGCCACAAAAAAAGTTACTTCTGTGTTATCGGCTTTTAAGGCTGTCAAAACTGCTATTAACGAATATAACGAAAACGGAAAATTATCTTTTGATACTCTGGAAGCGGTTTTATCGTTAGACGACTCTTATATAAATTTACTTGTTAATGAACAAGGCGAACTTGATTTAACTTCTGAAAAATTTAGAGATTTAGCCAAAGCTCAATTAGAAAGACTGAAAGCTTCTTACTTACAAGAAGCAATTGACGAAGTAGGCAAACTTAAAAATGAGACACAGGCTTTAGCATATCTTCAAAAGAGTCAAGACAGTGCTGCAAAGTCGGCTACTAATTTGGCGGACAAAAAATGGAAAGAAGCATATGCAACTGCTGCTGCTAAAGACGCTGAACAAGGCACAGGTACGCTATATCAACAAACGGTTATTCAGGCAGAGTCTGCTTGGCGTAAGAAAGCCGCTTTGATTGATTCGTATGCTTCTTCATTAGGCGACTTGTCTACTTCCACAGACGAAGCTACTTCTGCTTCGGAGAAGTACAAAAAGCAGATAGAAAAGGAAGAAAAAGCTCTTGAGAAAAGTAAAGACGCTTTAGAAAAGAAAAAAGAAGCGTTAGAAGATACTAAAAGTGGTTATGAGGATGCGTTGTCTGCGATTGAAAGTTTAGTCGATTGGACAGAAAAGTATATTAAACAGACTAAGCAGGACGAAATAGATGCGTTACAAGAACGCAAAGATAAAATCGATGAGCTTATTGAAAAGAAACAGGAACTTCTTGACAAAGAAAAAGAAGAAGCTGATTTCAACAAACAGCTCAAAGAGAAAGAAAATGCTGTTGCTTCAAACGCATTGTCTGCTGCTATTACTGGACTGGACGATAGTTCCGCAGGTAAAAAAGCTCACAAAGAAAATGTTGATGATTTGGTTGAGTCCAGAGAAGACTTATATGATTATCTATCAGACTATCAGTACGATACTCGCGAAGAAGCTTTGGATAAACTGAAAGAAGAGACAGATAAGCATTATGATGATGAAATCCAAACTATTCAAGATTTCTTAAACAACGAGGTGTCTTTACACAGAGCTGCATGTAATATGATTGACAATGACAATGGCACATTGTATAACAACCTGTTGTGGTATTGTCAAAATTACACTACAACCACAGAGGCTGAGTTTAACCATATGTGGCAGTCGGCTCAAAGTGCTCTTTATGAATATGGCACTGCACAGCTCAATGTTATGGATTTAATGAATACACTACAATCTCGTATCTACGATGTAGACTCTACTATTGCTAATGTGACAGGAAGCATTGACAACTACACTTCTCGAATTGATAGTTTGAAACAAAAAATTGACGAGTTGGGCAATTCTGCGCAGACCACTAAAGCAAAGATTGATTCAGTTAAAATACAACCATCGAGTATAACAGGTCATGGGTATAAAATTACCTATAACGGCAAAGTGTATAAAACCAACCTAACGAACAAAGAGGATGCTGAAACATATTTCATAAGTCGGATCAGTAAAGACTGGTATGGCGGAAGAGCGCTACCGGCAGGTTCTTTATGGTCTAAAATGAAAGCGTATGCTTCTGGTACAAAATCAGCTAAAGGTGGTTTGTCTATTGTTGACGAAGAGGGCATCGGTTCAGAACTTATCCCTACATCTCTTGGTAATGGCAGATATACAATTTTACCACAAGGCAACCCTGTATTTAGCAAAGCGATGACAAATGAATTGTTTGAATTTGCATCAGCTCCAACTGATTATTTTGCACAGAAGTTTGGCTCTGAAATAACACCGAATGTCGTGAACAATAAATCAACTGTTGTTTCTCCTGCTATTAACATCAATGTGCAAGGCGATGCTACTCAGGCTACTGTTAATGCATTGCATAAAGAATCTGAGAGGATTATGGACAACACAATTAAAAAACTTATGTCTTATACGGTGAATAATAGATATTTGTAATTATGCATTATAAACAATTTTTGTTAACCTTCGTGTTGTGAAATATATATATCTTTCTTTGCTTTTTCAAGAAAGTCTTGACTTTGTATAAAAGCAAGGTATATAATAATACTGTAGCAAATGTTGCTGTAGTATAACACACGAGGGTTAACATATATTGGTAACATAGCTATAGTTATAAGAGGCATACTAACGATAGGAGGTTCGAGAAGTATGAACAAAACTATTACGCCAAATGCCATAAAAATTGAAGTCAACCAAGAATCGTTTAAAATATCATTTGCCGTAACTGGGAATAGTGACAGTATTGCTGATGAAGTAGATGTGATGATAGATCCAAGAAATATGCTTTCTGTTATCACACCTATGGTTAGTGCTGTAGTAGACTATCAAAAGCAATTTGGTGTTGACCTTGGAATAAAAACGCCAGATAGTAACCAAACGGAGGTGTGATTATGTTTAATTTAGTTAGCACCGACACAAGC